CCATATTCGTTACTTTATCCTAAAACGGGTTGTGGGTCTTGTATGTCTAACTTACCGTACAAAATATCATCTAAAATGAATTGGTAGACAATTACCGTAGCCGACGTATAGAACGTGACGCGGTGCCCGTTGGATACGTTTAACGATATTTCTACGCCCTCTACTGCTAGTTCTTGGGCTACTTCGCCGCCGGCAATAGTGTTAGTTATCGTTATTGTGTCGCCAATATCTACTAGCGCCAAGGTTTCCCGTTGGGGTGTTGTAAGCATTAAATAATCGGTTTGCACGGCGTTAAACGTGGCTACGGGTTCGCCAACTATTAGATACTCTGCTAGGTCTAAGGCGGCTGCGTCATTGTGTAAAAGGCTATTTGTAATGCTTGTATTTTGGATTAAATATTTAGCCTGACTTGCTGCGTCGTCGGCAACCTGTGGGCTTGTAGCCCCTAAGTGTTGAATACTGGCCCTGTTTACTATGAGGTCTGCGTTAAAAATAATGCCTAAAGAATTGTATGGAATGTTTGTGCCGTCGTCGTGAAAGTCTGCAACACTGCCGGAAAGCGTGTTACCAATACGGGGTTGACTAGTTAATACGCCTGTACGCGCCATAAAGATACGGCCTTGTTCGGCTGCCTGTATTTGGTCTATATACGCTTTTACGTTGGTACCTTCGTCCACTGTGTAAGCGGCAGCGCCGCCTAATGTTTGTGTTCCGGTTTCAATGTCACGGCTTAAAGCCGGGTAAGCAACTTCGGGCAAATCTAAAACGTTGGCTAATCGCGTACTACTTAGTTCTTCGGTTACGTTATATTCGGCTAACGCTGTTTGGGCTAGTAAATAAAAGTCATCGGCACAATATACCGTTACTGTGTTTTGGCCACCTAGTTCATAATTGTAGTCATATGAAACTATTTGCCCTACAAACAACGTTATAAACGTGCCTACGCTGTTGTATCTGCCAAACGATACCCGGCGCAACGGTGCCAAAGTAAATTGCCCTTGGGGGTCTACGTAAGGGCTAGACGAATATAACGGGTTAAGGGTGCCGCCGGCTAGGTCATCGTTTAAATTAAATGACATTGTTCCGGCGCTAAATTGGTCGCCTACGTCACGGCGCCCACGTTTAACGTTTACGTTCGTTGAGTATTCTAGCATTGGCGCAAACTCTGTAGTTCCGTCTAACACGTATTGGGTGCCGTCTAATACGCCGCGCGTTGATGAGTCAAGCGTAAACGCGTCAAGCATAAAGCCCGTGTCTATAAATAGTTCGTAACTACCGCTTTCAATAACTGACGTAGCCATTATGCAATCGTTATATTTGCCGGGCCCGCAGCCCTGTTATATGCCCTAATGTTGTTTACAATTTCTTCGCCTGTTTGCGCGTTACTCATTACGCCCGCTACGTTTATATTGTAAGTATCGCCTACCGATTGGCTTGATATATCGCTTACGGATTGACGCGACACGGGTGCGCTAATGCTGTTTTGTACGCTTGTTACTATTTCGTTTACACGTACTGTTATATCAACTGTGCGCGCCAATTTGTTTGCTAACGCGTCCATTTGTTTCATCATTTTTGGGGTTAGTTTGTCTATTTCGGCTTGTAGTCCGTTAACGGTTTTTTGTGCGTTGTCTACGCCTACTTGGTACCATGCCGTAGCCGCGTTTATACCTACCTTTTGGGCAGCCATATTGGCGCTGTCTACTAACGCGTTGGTTTCAAATATGGCAGTTTCGCCGCCTTTAACTAGTTCTTTGGCTATGGCCGCGCCGGCTTCGCTACCGGCTGCCAATACGGCTTTTAGGCTGTCTTGTGATAACCCAAGGTTTAAAGCGTGTTGAACGTCATTTGAATAATCTTTAATACCGTTTACTTGGTCACGTAGTCCGTCTAAAAATCCTTTGCCAGTGTCTTTGCCTGCCGCTTTGGCGTCTTTAAAACTAAACGCGTCCATTAAACCTTGGGCTACGGTGTCGGCGTAATCTGTTAACGCTTTTTTAGCGTCGTTTAATGCGGTGTTAGCGTCTTTTAAGGCTTCTTGTAGGCCTTCTTTAAGTGATTTGGCGTAGTCGTAGTTTGCTTTAGTTGCCGCGCCTGTGTTTTTGTCTAAATCGTTAAATGCTTTTATGCGTTCTTTTAATTGGTCTGCGGTAAGTTCCGGGCCGATAAAGCCTTTAGGCCCCATAAGCGAACCGGTAGCGCCAATAGTTGAGGCAGTAGTTAACGTTTGTTGATTTAGTAAATCGCTTTCTTTCCGTGCTGCATTCATTTTTTTTGTGTATGCAGCAAACGCTACGGTGCCCGCAGCAACGGCAATAATTCCAATGCCTGTAGAAATTTGTACGGCGGTAAACGATGTAGCCAAGGCATAGTTAACGCCTGTTGCAATAATGCTTGCCGCTTTCCATAATGCCATTGAGGCTTTAGCCAAAACTATTGCGCCTGCAACTGTGCCAATAGCGGCAACGAACGCTATAAAAGCGTCGGTATTGTTTCCAATGGCTGTAGCAAACGTAACTAATACAGGTAGTACGGCTTCAAGTATTGGTAAAAATGCTTGACCTAAAGATACTTTTGCGTTGTCTATTTGTGCCGCTAAAATGCGTTGTTGGTTTGCTGCCCCATCGGAAGTGCGCGCAAAGTCGCCTTGTGCGTCGCTTGTTTGTTGCAAAATAATTTTTTGAGTTGCTAGTACTTTTGCTTGTGCGTCTAATGCTCCGGTGCCGTCGTATAAACCCATTTTCATGGCTTGCGCTTTTACGGCTGCGTCGTTTAGTAGTACGCCGAATTTGCGTATCGGTTCGGCTTCGCCACGTAATGCAGCGCCTAAGGCTAGGGCTACGTCGGCGGGGTTGGCGTTATGGAAACTGGCAAGGTCACCGGATAGTTTAACCATTTCTATAGAAAAGTTAGATAGGTCTGCACCTGCAAGGCCGGCAGATTTACCGAAAATGCCCATAGTTGTAGAAGCGTCTAAGGCGGCTTGTTTAGATAAACCCAAACTTGAAGCGGCGGTATCGGCAAACGCTTTTATTTCCGTAGACGCTTCGCCAAATATAATGCCGGACTTACTAACCGTTTCGTTAAAGTCGCTTGCGGCTTGTGCGGCCTTATAACCGCCTGCAACAATGGCACCAAACGCTATAGCGGCGGGTACTGCCATTTTGTTTATAGCAAACGCCGCTTTATCCGACGCTTTAGTAAGGTTTTGAAATTCTTTTATTGCCGCTTCGGCACCCTTGCCGTTAAACGACGTAATAATTGGTATGTTAATTGCCATGAGTAACCTCTAGTTTGCGGTTTGTCATAGCCATAACTGTGGCAACTATATCTAATACAACGGCTTCTACTGCCGGGCGCGCCATATCTACGGCAGGTTCGCTAGCACGTGGATTAAATGACCCGCCTACTTCTAGGTTGCGTACAAACGCACCTTGGGTTTTAGCGCCGGCATGGTCCCAAATAGCGCCGGCAGCGTCCTTTTGTCTAAGGCTTAATAGTTGATATGGTTGCGCTTTAAAGTCAACTACCTCACCGGATTTAAACTTTACGCTTCGTTCTTTTTGGCCGCTTCGGTTGGTCATAATTTTGAACCCGGCGCTAGCCATGTCGCTAGACCATTTAGTACCTTCGCGGCCTTTAATAAGGTTGCCGCGTCCCATACCGCTTAACGGCGGTCTAGTAGGGATTAAAGAACGTGCCGCGACTAAAACAGGGTCACCGGCTTTTTTAACTTGCTTCAACATTTCTTTTCTATAATCGGGGTCAATTTCTTTTAAAGTTGCTATCGCTTGTTTAACGCCGTAAATATCCATTGTCGTTGATATGGCCATAGCGGTTACTTTCGTTGTTTGTTGTTGTCTGATAATACAGCAACAACCGTAGCCAAGTCGTCTATGTCAAAAGGTAACGACGGGGGCCACCACGAAATAGCCACCAACAGTTCGGCAAGTTGGCGCCCGTGGGTGCCCCTTAAATGGGGTTTGCTGCCTCTGTATCTACTACTTCAATGTTTGCCAAGTTTTTTATAAACGTGTCAAATTCACTAGGTACAACAATTTTGTTTAATTTGGACGCTTCGTATGCCATAAAGGCTAAGTCCTCTACGCCAATACCTGACGCCATGTCGGACGCTTTACGTTTGTATTTACGTTCCCACATAACAATAACGTAAAGGTTTGTTACAACCTCATAGGTAGTATCGGCTGTTTCTACTTTTAATGTAAGTTTCATTATTGCCTTTTGTGTCGGGCCTTTGCAGGCGTTTAATTAAACTTCTACGACGCTGTAAACCCCGCCAGTGAAAACTACTGTGATTTGGCCAAGAGCGCCCAAAGCCATTTCGTACGGAAGCGCTTCAAGATACGCCCCGGTTAGTGTCATGGTTGGATTGGTAGCAGTGCCCGGGCTTGTTGCACTAGCGGACCACGAAACAGTCGTTTGAGTACCAACAAGTGCTTTAAGTGTTGCGTATGTTTCGGTTGCGGCAAACGATAGGTACAGGTCACAAGACAACGTAGAGTTTTCTAAGCCTGCGGTATAAACGCGGGAACCGGAACCAAACGCGGTGCTTTCAAGCGCTTCAATAGTGCGCGTAAAAGTCAAGCCGTGGCATTGGTCCTGCAATGAAACGCTGTTAATTGTTAAATTTGGCGATGATAGATAAGTGCTAGTAGCCATTGGGTTTACTCCTCGTTTGTGTCTGTTTTAGTTTTAGCACCTTTTGGTACCTTAACGGTGGATTGTTCTATAAAACCGCCAAGTAAAAGAGCGTCAATGTTTACGCCGTCTACCGGTTCGTATGTTTCGCCGGGTGTACCTAGGCGTGGGCTAATTATTGTGTAATTCATGTTGTACCTATTCTAGGCGGTTGCCTGTGTTTGTAGGGTTATGGTCAAGTCGTAGGCGGGTAGTTCGCTGCCGCCAATTAGTGCAATAGTTGGCCGTCCGGCGGTTACTCCAATTTTTTTAGTTATTACTTTGCTTGCCAAGTTCAGTAAGGACCGTTGCGCGTCTAGGTTGCCCGGTCCTAAGGTAATTATGCGTATTGGGAATGTCATTTCTACAACGTTGTTAGCAAACACGGTAAACGTAGGCGCGTCAATAAACGCACAAGGCGGTACAAGGTTACGGGGGTCTGTTACTACCTGTAACGACGTTATGGTCGTTAGCGACGCTGCCAAGTCGTCTAGCGCCTCGTTAAACAGGTCTGTAAAAGCAACAGGCATTTAAGCAACCTGCGGGCGTGGGATACCTAGCAATTGTTTAATCATTGGCGACAAACCAACACTATTGCCGGCAGGTAATCCATCAAAACTAGAAAAATCCGACACCGCTCCACGTTGTCTATAGAGGAACCCGCCGTAGCCGATGACGCCAAGCGTTACAGCGTCGCTAGGGCTTGTACCTTTTGCGTCTATGTAACCTGACTCTAAACGGCGTTGAAAACAAAAGGCGTTTGCGGCTGCCGCGCATTGCGTAAGAAATGTTGTATCTAATGCCGACGCAGTACCAATGCCTAACCAATCTTCAATTTGCCCGGCTGTAATCCACGTGCACGGGATAGTACCTAGCGTTACGGTTCCGGTTGCTGTAGTACGTGTTACGTTTGCCGCTGTTTTGGCGTACAAAATTTGAAACGGTACGGCTACTTCAAAGTTATAAAGTAGGTCACCGTATTCGTCTACGCCAATAAACAAGTATTCAGGTACGGCTAAAACTGTGACCGTGCCGTTAAATGTTGCGTCAACGCCTGCAACAACAATAGACGCGCCTACGTAAACTTCGTTAGGTGTAAGCGTTTCTAAAATTGCGTAGTTGTCTAATAGCGTTTTATGCGCTACTTGGTATACCTGCGTCATGGCGGTAAAGCCGCCTTCCGGTTAGACGAACTTAACGAATTTGGTAGCGTCTGCCATAAACGTTGCAGCATAACCACGGTACGCAATGGTGCGGCCCAAGGTGCTAGGTACGTCTACGGAAATTGCGCCCTTTTGCTGTTCGTAAAATTCAAAACCTGCGGCAGGTCCTGCGGCGTGTCCCATGAATGAGCCCGGAGTATCTTTATCAACCACCAACACAAGGCCAAGCGGGTTGCCGTTCCAATTAGCAGCCGACAATTGACCCGGTGCGTTCATAGCGCCAATCTGTGGGAATACTGGGCGGCCTGTGCTATCAACCAAAGAACCCAACGCGGCCCATGTACCCGGTGTTACCACCATATGGGTAGGTAGGTAGTTGCTGTTTTCCGAAATTTGGCGGGCGCCGTCATAGATAGCGGTAATCCAATCGGCAGGGTCTGTAGTGTCGGCAACTGCTGTAGTTTGTACAATTGCGCCTTGGCACTCTGTTACCGCGTACGTATTTGTTGCTTGTCCGTAGGCGATTGCCAACTGATTTAAAACGATGTTGATTGAAGCGGGGTCACTCCAATCCAATGCCTGTTCGGACATTGTGACAAATGTTCCAAAAGTTTTTTTGTCAACGTTGGAGTTGGACACGGTGACAGTAGACGGATTGAGTTGGTCTAGTTCGGGTGTCTGTTCGTCAACTACTGGCCTTACCGTAATTTTTGGGCGGCGAAATGTTGCACCTGCACCCGGCATAGCGAGGGTACCAATTGCCGATACGAAAGGGCGAATAGGATTTAGCGAATCGTAGACGCTGCCGGTTATGATTTCTGGCAAAATTCCCGGCAAACTTGGGTCCGCTGTAATGTCAGGGGCTGCCGCTTGAATTTTTGCGTTCATTTCTGCAAGTACGCTGCCGCCTTGCAAAGAGGCTGCAATAAATTCACCTGCTGTAGGCAATTTAAAGTTACGTGGTTGTGCGTAAACAATTGGTCCTACGTTTGCGGCTTCAATTACTTGTGGTGTTTCTGTTGGCTGTGTCATGGTGTCTAACTCCTCGTTAGGTGTTTCGGTTTCTATATTATCTACTTCTTCTTCTTCTTGTGGGATACCCTGCGACGCGGCTACGCGGTCTACGGAAGCCCCGGCAAACGCTCCGAAAGGCACGAGCGAAAGTTCTTGCCAATCGGCCATTTCTATAATCATTGTGCCTTTTTCGTCGTAACTAAAACGGGTTGGGTTTACGCCTACCGATACGGCGTCTAGTACGCCGTCGGCTGCTAATACCAATGCTTCGTTGCCTAACGTGGTTTCGCTTATGCGGGCTTCGTACATCATTCCGCCGGGCGTGTCTACCATGGCCGTAACCAATCCGACGGCCTGCGTACTGTCATGTCCCAAATATAGTTTTGGCATTTTGCCGCCGCTATTTAGGCTGCCGGGCATAAACATAACTTTTGTGCCGTCGTTTACTGTTGCTTCTACGTTATATGGCAACGCAAGGCCGGCAAGTGTGCGGCGTGGCATACCGTTTGGGCCTGCGGCGTCTAGCGTTAGTTCTTGTTGGGTTAGTTTAAGCATTTGGCATTACTCCTACTTCTTCTACTTCTGCGGGTGTGTCATATTCGGAAAGATAAGTTTCACTTAGATAATTTTCAATATCAAATTTTACGTAAGTACCGCGCGGCAATACGTTACCCATAGACAACGTTTCGGCTATGCAATCCATATAAAGTTTTGCGCCAAACATATACAAATCTTGGCGGGCTTGCGTACTGTTTTGATAACTGTATGAGCCAGTAGCAACGCCTAAAAGGTATGGGGGGCAATTGGCCAAACGTGCGATTTCAAGACTTTGGTACTCACTAGCGGCAACTAACATTTGTTTACTTGCGTCGCTATTTGTTTCTGTGTACGTAACAAATTCGTTTAAAACTGCTACAGAATTATTTAAACGTGCCGCTTCAAAAGACTGGCCCAATTGCTGTAATTCCTGTTCGCTTAAAGGCTCCCCCGAAACTTGACGCAATACGCCCGTTGGCAAAAGGCTGCTGCTATTGCGTAGGCGGGCCTGCTCTAATTTAAGCGCTGTCAAAATTGCATTAGGGCTAGTAAATAACAAACCCTGAATTGGGCTAATAAATTGCACAACGTCGCGGTGGTCAACAGGTAAACCGCTAAACATAATTTGTTTAGACGGTGCAAAGAAAACGGGCCCGGCTTGGTCTTGTGTTAAAACCATGGCGCTAGGCATACGTTGAAAAGATTTTGGATACCCGTCAGAACTACGCTCCGTAACGTACAAAAAAGCCCGCTGCGTGAAAAATAAATCGTCAAATAACCATGAAAATAGTGTGCTATTTGGTAATGACGGGTCTAATTGTCGTAGCCATGCGCGCGGCGCTATTTCTATTTCTTCTAATTCTTCGCCGTTCCAAAGTTCGTTATACATTTTTAACGGTGTGCAGCCGATTACTGACGCAAGCAAATCGCGCGCCCTAGTTATGGCGGGTACAGCCATAGCGCGTTGGCGGTTATTGCCTTGGGTAAACGCGTAGAAGTTGTCTAGTTGTGACGCGCCGACGTTGCTACCTGTTGCAGCGGCTTTAACCGTTGGGCCAATAGCGGCTTTGTTGACTTTGTTAAATAACGCCATGCGGTAAGTCTGCCATATCTGTTAAAAGTTTGGTGGCACTGCCCACGGTGAAGCGGGTCAATCTTTTCCCGACGAAAAGGTAAGCCGTCGTAGACAGTGCCGCCACAATGTTAGCGGTTTATTGCAACTACTAACGGTTTGCCTACTAGTTGTGGTTTTGATGCTAACGCGGCAGCCCATACCATGCAGCGCGCCAAGGTAATAGGTCCGGGGCTGCGTGTAGACGATAACGCAACACTGCCTTGGTGCTTTATAAGTACGGCGCGTTCGCAATGTTCTATTAACTGATTTTCGCCGTGGTGGTATATACGATTTTCTATAAGCATGTTTTTTACGGCTGCAGTCCATTTAAGTAGTTCGCGGTAACCAACTATTGTTTTGCGTCTTTCCATATTTGGCGGTAAATGTATTTCAAGTCCGGGCGTTATTGCTAAACGTAGGGTAGGGCCGGCGGCTATTTCGGCTTCTACTAAACGCCAAGTTTCGGCTAAAGTGCCGGCAACAAACGCAACAGTTACAGCCGTTTTTAAACCTACCTGTACGGCACGTACGCCGACATATAAAGCGCCTTCGTTGTCTACCTCTATTGCCAGTACCCCGCCCGGCGGTATTGGGTCATCGCTTTTAAGGGCTTCAAACACGCCCGGTTCTAACCAACCGTGTTGGGTTGCCGTCCAAGTATTAACCGACGCACGTAAAAACGCGTTACGGTTCGGGGCTTCGCTTTCCGCTTGTATTACGTCCATTTCTAACGTATGGCCCAACGCCGGGTTAGCGTACGCCCATGCGGTAGGAGTCATCAAATCACTATTAGGCGGCGGGCTAAATTCGGCAAAATATAGTTTTGTCTGTTCCCCACTATCTATAGCCCTTAAACCCTGTTCACGCCAACGCAGCATGGCTTTAGAGTCCTGCGTACCGGCTGTACTCATCATCACAAACAAAGGATTTTTACGGGCACGTTGCGACGGTAATAAACCTTCGTCTATGGCCGCTTCGCTAATGTCCCAAACCTCATCGGCAATAATCAGGTCAACGCTATAACCGTGACCCGCTGCCGGGGTAGCGGCCCGAGGGAACCATACGCTTCCGTCCGGCATTGTTAGCACCATACGCCCATAGGACCACGAAACAGACGCGTTAAACTTGGCTTCTAATATTGGTGCCAAATATGTATATAAAGCGGTAGCCAAATCTAGTTTGTGAGCAACAGTAATAACCGTTTGCTTCTGCCCTCGCGCTTTACCTTGCGTAGAAAGCCACCAACCAACCAAAGCAGCAATAGCAACCGTTTTACCGTTCTGCCGGGCGACAGACACAAGGCCCACCCGGTGCAAGTAATCGCCGTTGCTATCCATAGACGTCAAACCGTCCAAAATGTTTAACTGCCAAGGCATAAGGTCTACCCCTAGTACCTCTTTCGCAAAATCCCCAATTTCGTTTACAGCCGATTTTTTACCACTGTCAGTGTTCGTCACCAATCGCGGCATATCGTGACCAGTTCGCGCCGGTTCCGCCAAACCCTTATGAAATATAGGGATAATATCT